AGTCAGCGTCGAGCGCAGCTTGGCGATACAGGGCGAAGTTGGCAGGATCTGGCAAACGGATCTGGAAGACTTCATCGTCAATTCGCAGACCGCAGACCTTCAGATAGATCTTGAACTCTTCGTCGTAGATTTCGTTCATGCGGTCTTGCAGACGCTGAATGAACTTCGCAAAACGCAGTTCTTCAATGTACGCAATACCAACCTTGCCATCATTAGTTTGTGTGCCTTGCGCATCACCACCACCGATGTAGGAGGTTGGAATCCGGAGACCACGGAAGGTCTTCAGCAAGTTCGTGCCGAAGTCCTCGGTGCCACCTGGCAGAGTATCAACACGCGAACCCTTACCGGCAGCAGTGGTTGGGAAGAAGTAGTCTTCCTGCAACGATGTCGGATCGTACTGTCCATCAACGCTGTCCTTCATACCGTTCGACGAAGAACCAGGAACCCGCTTCTGACGGATTTCGTTCTTGATCGATTCAAGGTAGCGCTTGACCTGTTGTTGGTTCATGTTGCCAACGTCAATGTAGAACACGCGACGTTCTGGAGCGCGAACAATACGGTAAATGATCACCGCATCTTCCAACATCGAAAGCTGGCGGAACACACGGAAAATTGGCTTCAGCACGGATTGGCCGAACGGCGCGCTGTCACCCATGTCATCTGACAAGGTGAAGTGAATCATAGCGGCAGCTGGCACAACGTCAACTTCTTCGGCACGGTTCATGCCGTACGCGTTCATCTGTTGTTGCGCTTGCTTCTTGACGTGGTAAGAAACCTTGTTGCCAAGCTCATCAACCTCAATACCTGTCACCAGAGACGGATCAACGTAAACCCAGCGACGAGTATCGGAAACCTTACGGAAGAAACAGTCACCGTACTTGACCATAGTGCGGGCCGTCTTGAACACCCGCTTCTTGAGGTCTTGCAACTGCGCCCATTGACGGAGTGCAGCACGAACTGTCACAACAGTGGTGTCTGATACGTCTTGGTTGTCTTCCTTTTGCCATTCAATGATGAACGGCAACTGAGTCTTGTCGTCCTTGCCAGACATTTCCTCGGCGATGACGTCAAGTGAACGGGCAATATCAATGTCGCCATCCATCACGTCGTACTGCTTGTACGACGCCATACGTGTACCTGGACCTCGCATGATCTGCGAGTACCAAGAAACCGCAGCAAGTGATGTGCGATCTGTAGTGCGTGGATCGTATGCGTCGGCGCTGACGGTGGTGTAAAGCTGTTTGCGCGTCTTCGGGGTGACGATGCGCCACATGCCTGTGAACTGACTCATTTTATCAATCTCGCTTCAAGAGCTTATCTGACATACCTTGAGCTGAAGAGAATGTTGTCTGTGGGCGGAGCAGTCGAAGCATTGCGTCAGAATTCTCGGCCTGATGTGATTCAGAAACCAAGGTGTCGCGAAGAACCTGAAGCATTGCGTTCAGAACATTCAGCATTTCAGAGTTGTCAGGAGCTGAGGTGGATTTGGCAGCAGCCGTAGCTTGGGCCTGCTGTTCGCCCGTATTTACGGTGGCCGGAGTGACGGTTTTCGGAACCTGAACCTGCGGCTGCGCAATCACCGTCTTGGCGTCCTGAATAATCTGCGACGCAGAAACGGCGCCAGAAGACATGACGTTGTTGAACTTCTGCTGGCTCTGGTTAACCTTGTTAGTTGCTGTAGTCGTTGTTTGATTCTGAACTTCAGCCGACTTTTGATTTTCTTTGGAGATGGCCGCCAGCGTCTTGCTTTGGTCACCCCAAAGCTTTTCGACTGCGGCTGCGTTCTCCATAGCCGAGTTCTCGAGGCCATCTCGCATCGAGCGCAAGATGGCTTGCACAAGCTTGGAATCTGGCAGAATCTTCGCCAAAAGATCACCGACACCGCCAACCGCCTTGGCCATGAAGTCCTTGACGGCCATGTTCATGTACGCCACGAAGATGTCAAAACCATTCCGGATAGGCTGCAGCTTTTTCTCACCAAACACGAAGGCGAACGTGTCAATGATCATTTTGGGGATTGCCGAGAAGAATGCGGTAACAGCACCACCAATTCTGTTCCAAAAACCACCGCTCGGGTTCAAGGCGTCAGTGAGTGATCCTGTCACCAGTTCTATACCAGCGTCCAATAACCCGGCAATCAGTGGGAATCGACCAAGGGACTGAACCATCCTGTTCATCATAGGCATGATGCCGCGCACCCCACCACCAATGACACTTCCCGCCTCCTGAAGGATAAACTTCATAGTGTTCATTGGACCTGAAATGGCATTTGTTAGTTTCACCGCGTTGAGGCTTTGACGCATTATGGTAGGCACTTTAGTGATCCACGTAAAGAACGATGAGCCAGCGTTCTTAACAGCCGTCAAAGGTTCTGCTAGTCTAGCAAGTATGTCACCGGCAGAAGCCGTAGTGGCGGCTGTTCCGGTTGCCCCACCCGCAGCCGCCCCTCCAAATCTGCTCAGCACCCCAGTAAACATCTTAGTGAGCGGGCCTTTGAAGGCAAAACCAACGGCAGCCCCTACGCCAGCAACCAATGGGCCTGCGATGCTTTCCTGTAAACCGCGCGTCCATGCTGTAAGTTGGCCAACCCACTGCCCAAATTCACCGACATGCTCACCAAATGCCTTTTGTCCTACTTTACCTGCGTCCTGTGCCAATGATGCGCCACGGCTTTGCTTGACCAATTCACCGAGCGAGCCCTTCTCTAAGTTTTCACCAAGCTGGTCAAGCACGCTTTGCGCACCCAGCGAGCCATTTTCGTACATGCCCTGGGCGGCACGATCCAGCTGCTGGACGAGAGCCATCAGTTCCTTGTCTTCAGCCGAGGAACGGCGGCGACCCTTCATGTTCAGTTCAAAGGCGCGTTGGCCTGCTGCACCGTTTCCAGTAAACGCGCCCATTTGCAACAGCGCGGCGCCTTGTTCAAAGCGGTCCTTTACTGTTGCGCGACGCTGGTTGATTAACGCTTCACCGAGTTTCTGTGAAGCCTCAGCTGTCATACCAAGCTTTGATCCAACCGTTTGAAGTTGAATGAGCTCATTCATTCGAGCAAAGCGCTCACGCGGGGCAAGGCCAAGCAGTTCTTTCTGTGCCTGTTCATTATTTGACACAGTGTTGACCATCTTTGCAAACTGGTCAGCCGTCATATTCGATGACTTACGAAGCTTGTCGAATACGTCAACTTGTGATTTAGTCGCCGAGGTCAGATCATTTACGCTGATACCCATCTCGGCGCTAGACTGCGCCAGACTAGCCTGGAATGCTCTCGCTTCAGACCCGAAAATACCCATGCTTGCAAGGGTCTTATCTTGGGCTGAAATAATTCTGTTGTAATTTTCAAGATTACCAGCGCGTGAAGCGACGAGCATGGAGCTGTTCAGAGTGTCAGAGTACTCTTTCAGCGACATGCCGGCCATGATGGAGTACTTGTACAGGTCGGTCAGATTTCCGACGCTGCCCATGCCTACGCGCGACAGTTGGAAGAAATCAACCGTTGCTCGCTGAACCGCATCCATGAGCTTACCGAAGACTACGCCAAGGCCAGCGCCTTGAATGCTCAGGGCACTGAAGTTCTGCACCATACGCCCCATGCTGTCACGCAGTGGGATTCGCATGTTGTCGACGTCCTTGTCAGCCGGCGTGATTGCGCGTGGTTCGCTCTTACGGTTGAGCAAAGCGCCAAACAATCCGCCTCGCTTTTCAATTGGGGCTGGCTGCTGTGGCGTCTGAACAACTTTGGCGAGACGATCAATCGCTGCAATGGTGTTGCTGTTCAGAGCATGAATAGCCTTCACCAAACCGGAATCATCAAACACGGTCGATTGTTGCTGACGTGTCGGTTCTTCAGGTACTTCGATAGGGCGCAATGAAGTCAAGAACCTCGCCATCTGCGAGTTCAAAGCTCCAAAGCTCTTTGTTGTTGTACCTACTTCATCGTTCAGATTGACGAGACTCTTGTTCAGCCCTAGGATGGCGTCATTTGATTCCTTGGCGCCAGCAGCAACGGCTTTGAAGGCCTTACGTGCTTCCTTGTCCGCGCGATCCTTTTGAGAAATCTGCGCGCGACTTGAGAACGTTTGCTTTGCGCCGCTGAGCATGCTAGTCGACTTGAGAAGCTTCTCAATGCTTTGTAGTGTTTTCAGTGCTTCAAGGTCTAGGTCTGCCATCCCGATATGTCCAAGCGGGGCCCTTTAAGGGGCATGTAAATAGGTCAACTATTTAGATGGAGAGACAGCGATGTCCGAACAACAAAATCCGCTACTTGCTAAAATCAAGCTGCCAGGCCGCACCTTCCAGCTCCCATCAAAGGGCGCGCTGTACAACAACGGCGAGCTTGATCAGTCAGTTGCAGATGGTGAAGTTCACGTACACCCAATGACGGCTCTTGTAGAAATCAACCTCAAGAACCCTGATTTGCTCTTCAACGGTAAGGCCCTTGAAGCCGTCATGGCCGAGTGCGTGCCGTCAGTGAAGAAGCCGCTTGAGCTGTTTGGCCGTGATGTCGACGCAATCATGTTCTTTCTGCGTCTGGCAACGTACGGTCCCGAGTATCGGATTGAAGTCAAGCACGACTGCGAGAATGCAAAGCAGCACTCGTACGCCGTGAACCTTGAAGAGATCATTCAGAAGATGCAGCAGCTCGATCCAACCGTGATCGAGGCTAAGCGCAAAACAACTCTGGAAACCGGACAAACTGTTTACACTCGCCCAATGAAGTTCAGCGACATCATTGAGCTTTTCCATCGCTCTGGAAACAAGAAGGAACTGACTACTGAGGACATCAAGGAATTGGCAGTCGTGAACTTGTTGAGCATGATCGAGCGCGTCGACGACGTCTCAAATCCTACCTTCATTGAAGAGTGGATTCGTTCGCTGACAACGCCAATGGTCAACCGTATTACCGAGGCTGCCGACGAACTGAACGGCTGGGGCCCAGAGCAATCAGTTACTCTTCTGTGCAAGGACTGCGGTAAGGAAATGAAGGTTGAGCTACCACTCAATCCCGTAAGTTTTTTCACCGAATGATCCTGACTGGCGATCACACCAGGATCGTAGGAATGATCGACCGATTGGCTCTTGAGTCCAAGAGCCTAATCCAGGCCGCAATTGACATTGCCACTTACACGCGTGGCGGTGTCCCTTACGAAACGGCTTTGAACATGTCCGCGTTCGAGCGTGATCTAGTTATTGAGAACATCAATGAGCGGCTCGCAGCAGCCGCGAAAAATCCGTTCGGGATGCTCGGGTTGTGATATGATGTCACAACCTGGAGGTTTCTATGAAGATTGTTGACATCAAGTCCCGCAACGAGAAAGAGTTCGCCGCGATTCAGCGCAAGGTGAAGGCTTTCGTGAAAACCGCCGGTTGCAACACTGGCCGGGTTGAATTCCCGGTTGAAGGTTCGCGGTACTTCATCGAGGTCGAAAACGACGGTAACCTCGCAACTGAACTTGCCGCCATCGTAAAGGACAGCCCGAGCGGCGTTGTGATCAGTGAGAAGGACTACAAGGGCGTGTACGACTGGTCGTCTGACACGTACATTAGACCCTGCTCACTTATCACCTTTCAATTCAGGTGACACTGGCTCACACCGGACTGTTTCGTGTAGACCCATACCAATCAGGGACCCTAGGGTCCCTGATACGTTTCTGGTGGTCAGAAGCACTTGCTGTAAGCGAACTTGTTCCCGATGTAGAACTTGTCTGAACAGCCGTCCTGGCTAACGAAGGTGAAACCGATCCGTTGAGGTTTCCACTCCTTGTAGTGCATACCTGCACAACCGGTGAGAGAGAAAGAAAGGACGAGTGCGATCAGCAGCTTCATGGGCTACCTCCAAACGAGTACTCCTTGTGGGAGCGTTGGAGGTATTTATATCACACTGTCATTTACCGCCATCCAATTTCAACTCAGATGGATGAAACACTTTGATTCCATTTCCTGTGTCAACAATGACCGCATCCCGCCCCACTCCTGGAACGCCCCATGCATTCCCCTTTCCCTTTACGAGCCGTAAAACTGTTCCTTCTTTTTTACTAGACACTGCATGATACACAGTGTCCTTAATCTCAAAATCTTTCAATTTTAAGGGCTTCTTAGTGTTCATTTGTGCTGATTGTTCCTTGGCTTCCTTCAGGTCGTCATCCTCAAAATGCGTGCCGAGTGCCTGATGAAGATCTGACACTTCATTAGCTAATTTTTTCACGGCGTCAAACGCAGCCTTAGCTGCGTCTCTAGCAGCTTTTGACTCGGTTGCTGGGAAGCCTTCATTCTTTAGAAAATCTGCAAGAACATCGCTGTTCAGGGTCTTCATTACATGCACAACGTAATCATACGTCTTATCCATTTTCTCCTCGAGAGGATCCATGATCTTGAAAACTTTAGCTGCGCCAGCTGCTGCAGAGGTGCCTTCAGCCAGATTTTGAAGTTTCGTAAGTTTCATTTTGTATTCCTTTTGCGTCGGCCGCTATTTGTCAACTAATGCCTCTATTTACGCCGTCAGACGCAGGTCGAGGGTCTTAATCAGCTCTTCCAGCCGATCGAGGTGCTGCTTCGGAACACCATCTAACCCGTCATGCACCATTATACCATGCCGACCGCATTCTTCCCACAGGGCGTAACGAGCTTTACGTTCCCAAGCAAAATACCCGGAGAAAACCTCTTTGATATTTTTCCTGTTCGGTGCTTTTTTCAGTAGATCCGTGCATGCGTACCGTCTTGCCGATGCAAATTGATCCGCAATGCGTTTTAATCGCTCACCGATTTTTGTGAGGTCGGAAATTGTGGCGTCGGGCGCGGCGTCCACAATGAGCTCTGCGGTGAGACTGAATCCACTGCCGTTCGTCAATAACGCTGGCGAGATTCGCGAACCATTCGCCAGAGACATGATGACTTGTTTGATCAGCGATCTGTATTTGTCATTGTACGGCCGCTGAAGAACTTGGGTGCACAGCTCCTCTCGAAAGTTTTCCTTGTCGTTGAGCAGGCGCAGCAAATCTGGGAACAACGTCTCGAGCAAAGCGTGGCGATCCGAGAAGACCCGCTTCAGGTGGTGCATTAGGAACTGCACGTACGCCGAGTCGAGGTCGATGCCAGGGCCAAACAGTTCTTCACGCAACCATCCTGGCCACGTCTCAACGGCGCTGATGGGCCAGACGCTAGTGTCACGCAGTTTAAGCTTTCCGCTCGGTTGGAAGTGGAAGTTCAGTTCGGTGTTTGGCTGAGTCAACAGCCAATTCAACTGCGGCACGATTTCCGGACGGCCATGTACGAGGACGCGCGCCACAAGCGACTTGCGATCGAGGTTCGGTCGCAGGTAAACTTTGGAGATGACGCTGTCATCTGGCTTGGCCGGCGGTTCGTAGCGCAAGTGCGCAGCGGTGTCGTCAACAAGCTCAAGCTCCTCCGCTGTGAGCCTCTTCGGCACGAGCGTAGTCAACTCGTTGTGCTCATCATCGACGTAGAACCCGCGCTGCTTGACTTCAAAGAAATGATTCAGCGCTGGTTGGTAGTTTCGTACCCAATGCCGCAGGTCCATAAGCCGGACCTGCACACTACACCAATGCAACGGCTTACCACAGCGAATGGAGCCGTAGTAAAGATTGGCGAGCCAAAGGACAAGATCCTGACGAGCTTCAGTGCGACTGCGGTGCAATCGCTGGAGGTCTGGCCAGAATCGAGTCCAGTGCAGCGGGTGGTTAGGTGGCAATGGGCTCTCTGGTGAGAGCCGGTACGGACGTGTCATGCTTGAATCGTATCACCGAAACTGGGCTGTGACTTCCCTTGCTCAACCAATCGTTCCGTTGCGGACGCCCTTCTTGAGAGCTTTGTAAGCGCCCTTGCCAGTGTTTGCGGCCACCTCAAGACGACCATTTACCGTCTTGTAAGCCACTTGCTCAATGGGCTTGCCAGATTGTTGCTCAGCAGCAACGACCATACCAAGCGTGATCTTGCGCAGCTTCTTTGCAGTCTTAGCGTTCATTCATTCCTCACATTATTCCGGACCAACGTGGATTTAAGTTGCTATCGACCCAGTGTGGAATGTAGCCATGGTTCTCTTTGAACAACAGCACTTCCCAATCCTTGACCGATGGCGTTCCTAACTGACTGAGCTTTGGGCGTATGATCACGAATTTGATTGATTCGGGATTACGGACTCCATTTAGAAATACTGGAGCGGCGCCTGGAATACTCAGTTGGTGAGTAACCATCATACCTTCTTTCACAACCGGAGCAAGCTCGAAAGCAGGTTCGGGTACTTGAATCGAATGTACGGTTGACGGGTGCGGTGTTGGGAGTGCTCTGGCGCCCTTAGTCGTCTCACACCATTTCATCAGGTTGTTGATCATGGCGAAGTACGACACGTCATTCATGTTTCCTTGCTTGATGGCCTTTTTAAGCTCATCACGCGAAGGTGGAGTGTAGAAACTCCTGGCGCGCTGGCGCGCGTTGTATGGAGATAGGAATGCTTCTGCCAAAGCATACGCTCGATAGTGGTGTGCTACCACGGAGAGCAAGTCACTGTAGTCGGCAAGTTGGCGGATAGCGTTAAGCCGCACCGCCCAGCGCGGAAGTTCTGTCATTAGCAATAAGATGAGTTAGGAAGACTGAGCAACCTTAGCGGCCGCTTTTGCCTTCTTCTGTTTTTCACGCTCTCGCTTTGCCTTCACTTTACGCTTTTCTGCTTTTTCTTCAGGTGTAAAGTGCGTAGGGTGGATGAGAGCCGTTTGGTTCGTGCGGTGCACGTCAATGTACTGGCCAGCGCCTTGTAAGAACGCAATCAATTGCTCAATTGACATTCCATACCTTGGCGCGTTGTTCTCGCATTTACCAAGGAGTGAGTTGCATGAGCGGTGAAGAACTGCGCGTACATGGCCGCCTTTGTGGCAGTGGTCAAGCACGGCTTTCTCTTCATCACATGGCAGATGGCAAATTGCGCACTTCCATCCCTGCGCTTCGAGCAGCGCAAGACGAGTGGATTTGACATCCTTGGCTTTAAGCTTAACAGGGTCAGTCATTGACCCTATTTAGATGTGTCGGCTTACGCTTTCTTGGTGCTTAGCACCTTCAGAAACTTAGGCAGAATAACACCCTTATACGCCACAGAACCAAGCTCACGGAGGCCACGCTTTGTCGCAGCATGGCTGGTGTCTGTACCTTTGAACGTCTTTGCGAAGTGGTCATCTGGACGCAGCTTCGCTGAGTCTGGCACTTGCACTTGAAGTACGACGTACTGACTGTCTTCGTCCTTCTCAGCCTGACGCTTGCCGTAGAACTCGGCGGTCTTGGCATTTGACGCCAAGTACACGTTGTGCTCTGAGTATCCAGGAATCAGATCAACGTACGCGTCGTTGCCATTCAGGCCAGGGCGCAGGCCTTTCTTGCTGATCGCCTCTTCCCAGCGCTTCTTTGAAGTGCCATGGTAGAACACCGCGCCTTCACGCTTCTCGAGCTGTTCAACGGCGTCATGCTCCTGCATGAACTCACCGATCTTCATACCATTGTACGGCGAAGATACGCCCTTCAGCTTGAAGTCGTCTGTGACGCCGTACTTACGGATGTTCCGCAACGACGCCTTGATTTCCTTCATGTCATTCAAGGCACGTTGGCGAAGCTTGCCAACAAAGTCGTACTCTTTATTGACGGTGACGGTCTTGTCGTTAAAGTTCACGACGCCACCAAATTGGTTCCACACAGAGCTGCCCTCGCCTTTGATAGCGAGTTGGATGTCTCGTGGTACGCCTTTGCCGCCCTCTTTCTTCATACGTTCAGCAAAGCCAAGCGCCACGACACCGTCGTACGTATGGTTCTGCGTACTGTGCAGAACCAACTTGCCTTTGTTGTAGATGAAGTGAAAGCCGTCCTTTGGCGCGATGAACTTTGGATCTTCCTTCGCTGGCCAGTAAGGCAGTTCTTTGAAGGAGTCCTCGTGCCGATAATCTTGGACGAACTTTGCTTCTGACAGAACGAGTTCTTCGAGCAACATGTCAGTCCTTCTTCATGGTGCCTTCGAAGTCCGCTGCGGATTCGATCGAGTACTCAAAGCTGGAACCCTTTACCGTGCGAACAAGGTAGTCGCCCCTGTTCATCGTGACCGTGGTGTCCTTTGCGACGGTGACACGAACTGGGTCACCAGAGTACTTGAACGCCTCTACCTTACCAGGATCGACGTAAGTCGTAAAGCCCTCGGCGTCAGGCGTTTGATTAGGGCGGATTGGCTTCAGCGTATCCGCCAGTTCCTTGGCGTTGAACTTACCAAACGGCTTGCTCGAAGTACCGACTACACGGAACACTTCATACGTTGTAGGGTTGCTGTCCTTGATTGGACGAACAAGGTACGTCGTAGACGGAATGTACTCAGACGCAGAGTCCTTGTTTTCTGTCCAAAGATCCTCAGCGGTCTTTTGTTCCAAGGATTCTTCAGCAAGTTTACCGACTGGGAATTGCTTAGCCCTAACTCGGTACTTTCTCTCAAGAGCTGATACTTCAGACTTTTTGATTGGTACTGCGGAAGCCTTTGTTCCCATCCAGGCCACGCCGTTCCAAAAAGACTTGCTGTCTTTTGAGTGTTCAAGCTTGACAATCACGAGGTCGTCTTCACCCTCTTGCACGTTCTTAATTTCTTTGAGCAGCATGGAAGCTCCAATTTACAGATGGGCTATTTAGCCCTCAGCAATCTGACTGAAGCCATGCTGCTTTTGCACCAGCATTGTGCGGTCGAGACGGCCCTGGATGTTCGGGTGGTGGCTGATGATGTAAACGGCCAGCTCTTCATCGCGACTCTTGTCCTTCAGAATCCGAATGATGGCGTCGATACCTGAACCGTCCAGCTGTCCGTCAAGTTCGTCAATCAGCAGGAGGTTAGACCGTGCGTGCAGGTGGTGCAAGACGTCGCGGAAGGCAAGCGCCAAGCCGGCATTCACGCGCTTCTTTTCACCAGCGGACAGGTTCCCGAAGTCCAGTTCACGTCCGAACTCAGACACGGTGCAACTCATGTCAGCGTCGAACTTCACAATGTGAGGCAGACCGAGTTGAGCTGTGTAGTGGTTGATCCGATCATTCAAGAATGGAATGCTCTTGTTGATGATACGACGACGCAGGAAGGAGTCCTTGTTCGTCAGCAACTTGAGCAGGAAGTTCATGTGCTCAAGACGTTTACGCAAGGCGTCTACCTTTGCGTGATCGGCTTCCTTCACATTCTCAGTCAACAAACGCTCAAGCGGCTCAATGTGAGGATTGACTGCGTTCCGCAAGTCAATCATCTTAGTACGCAGCACGGACGCGTTCTCGCGGGCGGCGAGCAACTCGTTCAAATTGCTGTGCTGGATCGAAGCCTCAACTTCGCGCAGGCGTTGTTGCTGGTCCCTGGCCTTGTTCGTCAACTCTGTGACGGCACCTTCAACTTCCAGCAGCTTCGCACCCTTGGACTCGATGTCGATCTCAAGTTGAGCAAGCTTTGCCGGAGCGTCAGCGAAGTTCTGTGAACAGTACGGGCACTTCGCGTCGACCAAGTGCGACTGTTCACCGAGAAGCTTCTCAACTTCGCGTGTCAGCTGCTGCTGATCCTTCTTCGCTGGCGCAAGCTTAGCGGCGAGGTACGCACCTTCTT